CAAAGTGTTTAAGCAGAAAGAATTATTAGAAGACAGTATTATTATTTACAGAGTACATAGAGCACCAGAAAGACGTGTGTTCTTTATTGATGTAGGTAATATGCCTCCTCACAAAGCACAGCAGTACTTGGAAAAAGTAAGATACGAAGTGCAACAAAAACGTATACCAAGCAAAAACAGTCAAGGCGGCAACGTAGTAGACAGCAGTTACAATCCAATGAGCATGTTAGAAGATTACTTCTTTGCTCAAACAGCAGAAGGTCGTGGATCTAAAGTTGAAGTATTACCAGGTGGTGAAAACCTTGGTGAGATTGATGATTTAAAGTACTTTAATAACAAGTTAATGCGTGGACTTCGTGTACCAACATCGTACCTTCCTACAGGAAGTGAAGACGGTATTGCAGCGTTTAATGACGGACGAATCGGTACTGCAATGATACAAGAATTCCGTTTTGCAAAATATTGCGAAAGATTACAACTAACATTACAACAGTCTTTAGACCACGAGTTTAAATTATTCTGTAAACACAGAGGATTAGATGTTAGTGCTAGTTTGTTTAATTTAACATTTAGTGAACCACAAAGTTTCTCACAATATAGAACAATTGAAATTGATGCTCAAAAGGCAAACCTATTTAGTTCTATCGAAGGAGTACCATACTTATCTAAGAGATTTATACTTCAAAGATACTTGGGTCTTAATGAAGAAGAAATGGTTGAGAACGAAAGAATGTGGAAAGAAGAAAATCAAGCCGGTAACAAGCCAGCCGGATCGGCAACAGGTGACTTGGGCGGAATGGGTCTTAGAGGCTCAGATGTAGACAGCTTTGAACCTACAGATGTAGGAGCAGAAGAAGCCGATGGCGAAGGATTAGATATTGATCCAGCAATCGGTGGCGATGCCGATGGAGACACAGGAGTACCAGACGATGCGATTTAATGAATTAGCACAAAACGAACAAGATGATAACTTCAATAAATGGGACGAGGATGATACTCGTAGACCTAAATTGACGCTAAAACATCTAAATAAAATGCGTAATAGACGCGAAATGACTCGTAGTGAGCATGCAGATAAGATAGAAGATGTGCAACTACAGTACGGCGCTAGCCCCGAAGCATAGTAAGTAATATACACTTATAATGCACAAAACCCTAACCGTGGCATCAAAACCGCGGTTTTTTTTGTATTTAAGACATCTTGCTCTATGCCAAGACTAAATACACATGTTATAACCTTTAAAGGAGAATGTCAAATGAGTACTCGCGAACGTTATATTAAAGTAATTGAAAGCCTAGTTAATGGTGAAGAAGCACAAGCATCGGATCTATTACACGAAGCATTCGTAGAAAAAGCACGTGAAATCTGGAATGACCTAGTCGAAGCTGACGAAGTTGTTGAAGATGAAGTTGCAGAAGAAGAAATAGATGAAGCGATCGGCGGAGAAAAAGCTGACGACTTTATCGACGACATCGAAGAAGATGATGAAGAAATCGAAGCAGAAGAAATGTACGGTGAAGACGAAGACGGCGAAGACGCTCCTGAATCAGATCTAAGCGACCCAGAAGCTGAAATGGAATTATCAGACGAAGATGGCGACATGGACTTTGACGGTGATGGTGAAGAATCAGCACACGAAGAAGAGCATGAAGAAATTGAAGATAAGTTAGTAAACGTCGAAGACGCACTAGCAGATCTTAAAGCAGAATTTGCCAAAGTAATGGGTGATTCAGAAGAAGAAGCTATGCCAGAAATGGAACCAGAAATGGAACCAGAAATGGAAGAAGCAGTATCTCCAGTAATTGAAGAAACTGATGCTGAAACTGATGAAGACTCAGAAGAAATCGAAGAAGGTGCAGAACTAAAAGCAGCTCCAGTAAGTATGCCAGCAGGCGATGACGGTAAAGCGTCACCAGTTGCAGGTAAGAACGACATGGGCGGCAAAGCAGTAGACATGTCTAAGAAATCTTCAGAAGGCGCTAAAAAAGGCTTAACAGGCGATGCTAAAGATATGAACGTTGATGGTCCACAAGACATAGACGATCTTAAAGCAAACCCAGCAGGCCACGGTGCTGAGAAAAAAGGCAAGGCTAACTAATTATGCTTACACTTAAAGAGAACCTATCATTCGATCAAGCAAAAATCATTACTGAGTCAGATCAGGAAGGTAAGAACTTGTTTATGCAGGGTATCTTTGTACAAGGTGACAAGCGTAATCAAAATAGTAGAGTTTATCCAGTTACAGAAATTTCGAGAGCCGTTAAGGCAATACAAGAAAAAATTGAAACTGGGTATTCAGTATTAGGCGAAGCAGATCATCCAGATGATTTGCAAGTCAATTTAGACCGTGTATCTCACATGATTGAAAAAATGTGGATGGACGGTCAAGACGGTTATGGTCGTTTAAAATTACTACCTACTCCGATGGGAAATATTTGTAAAACCCTATTAGAGAATGGAGTGAAACTTGGCGTTTCGTCAAGAGGTAGTGGTAATGTAGCAGAAAGCGGTAATGTCAGTGATTTTGAAATACAAACTGTTGATATTGTTGCTAATCCAAGTGCCCCGGATGCATATCCAGATCCTCTATATGAGCAGATCATGAATGGACACCGTGGTAATATTTTATTGGATGTTGCAACCGCAGTAAAAGACGACACAATAGCAAATCAATACCTCCAGAAGGAAGTATTAAAGTTCATTGAAAAACTAAACATTAGGAGAAGCTAAATGGCTAATAATGCAATAGAACAACTCCTAAGTTCCGAAGTCCTTTCTGAGGAAGTGCGTTCAACACTTTCAGAAGCATGGGAAGAACGTTTAACAGAAGCTCGAGAAGAGATCACTGCTGAATTACGTGAAGAATTCGCTAACAGGTACGAAACTGATAAGACATCAATGGTGGAAGCACTAGATGCCATGGTATCAGATACGATTAATACCGAATTGAAAGAATTTGCAGCGGACAAAAAAGCGGCAGTTGAAGCTCAAGTTGAGTATAAACGTCAAATCTCGCAACATGCAGAAATACTTGATAAGTTTGTTATGGAAACGCTTAACAAGGAAATTACAGAACTACGCAAAGACAGAAAGCTACAAGAAGGCAACTTTGAGAAGCTAGAAGATTTTGTGATGGAACAACTTACTTCAGAACTTAATGAATTCCATAGTGACAAGAAAGACCTTATTGAACAAAAGGTAAAACTTGTTGCAGAAGGTAAAGAAATGATTAATCAAGCTAAAACTGATTTCATTGACAAAGCTTCAACTAAATTAGCTAGTATTGTAGATACAACGTTATCAACAGAACTAGGTACATTGAAAGAAGATATAAAGCAAGCAAAAGAAAATATGTTTGGACGTAAACTGTTCGAAACTTTTGCAGCTGAGTTTATGAGTTCACATATAGCTGAAGGAACACATATTTCTAAACTTTCAAAAGAACTTTCAGATGCGAAGATTCAACTTGAAGAATCGCAAAAAGAAATTGCAGATAGAGAGGCAAAAATTATTGTAGAAACTAATAAAGTTACTAAAATTAATGAAAGCCGCGAGCGTGAGTCAGTTATGACTGAACTTATGTCTCCACTATCTAAAGATAAGCGTGAATTAATGAACAACTTACTTGAAAGCGTAAGCACAAGTAAACTTAAAGCTCAATTCAACAAATACTTACCAACAGTATTAAATGAGTCAAGCACAGTTAAATCACAAAAACTAACAGAATCACAGAAGACTGTGATTACCGGTAACAAGGCAAGCACTACTCAGGAAACTGAAAGCGAAGCCGAAATTATTAACCTTAAAAAGTTAGCAGGAATCAACTAAGGAGAATTCCAAATGACACAGAATCTATTTGAAAATTGGGGCGTAACAAAAGACGCACTTACAGATGGCTTAGAAGGTAACAAAAAAGTTGTAATGGAGAGCGTTCTTGAGAATACTAAGAGCTATCTTTCAGAATCAGCTGCAGCTGGCTCAACAATGGCAGGTAACGTTGCATCACTTAACAAAGTGATTCTTCCAGTTATTCGTCGTGTTATGCCAACAGTTATCGCAAACGAACTAGTAGG